AATTGCTAACTTAAGGCAACAAAGGGTTTGGGCTCTGTGAAAAAGATACACCCCATGCTCATAGGACTTGGATTTATTGTCGGGTCACTAGGGTTCCGTTGATACGTGAAGCTTGAGTAGGGGGTACCGGTCAACCGCCTCCGTGTAGGAAACTACAATCTCATTACAATAGATGACTGCTGTCACTCGGATGATGCTTTCAATTTGCCGTGCGTACGGTGAATTGTGACCACATAATCTGGATGATACTTAATTCATCGCTTTGCTCTTGTGTAAACAACATGTGTGAGCGATAGCGAAACACATAGATCTCTCGGAGATCTCAAAGTAGTTAGAAGTTATCTGGATAGTCCCTAAACAAGGCATGTTGTATATTGCCCGAGACAAATTGATTAAAGCTTTTGTGTTTGTTTTCTAGCTCGCCTTCTAATGGAGCAACACGACGGAATGCACTGTCCATTTGACCCATATCTAGAAATTCCATCAAGATCATCCATTCGGGCATGTCTGCTATGCTCCGAAACCCCATCTTGCAACGAGTGATTCTGTAAGATTCCATCTTGCCTTCGCTTACCAGGTGGTCAAAGAAACTTTTCATGTTGTTGACCCAATCAAGATCAGAGATATTGCCTTCTTTGTCGGCCCAAATTGTGTAGATATCCATTATCTTAGTGCTCCTAGTATTTCAAAACCTTCAATGTCTTGCTTGTACAAGTGTGCTTGATCCAAATACAAGTATTGGAATCCACGTTCCCTGTAGATTGCACACTCTGTTTTTAAACTTTCGATTCCCAATCTTGTTTTGGGATTGTGATAGGTCCATGCAAACTGACTGGCCAGCACGTTGTGGCTATCGTAGCGTTTCATTAGACTAAATGCCACTAGTTCGTTGCGATCCCTGTAGCCTATAACGTCTGTATCAGAGTCTGTGTATTGAGAATCAAACATGGGCATCACACTGGCAAAATGCTTGTAGGTGCAATAGGTTCTGTAGATATTGTTGAGCTGTGGGATATCAGGCTGTGTGATATAGTACCAATCCACACTGGGTGTGTAGGTAGTTTGACTCAGATTTATTCTTGCAAACTGATAACTCATGTTCTGGGATCCAGTCTGTTGTGGAACAGCACAGCAAGATACTCTTCTGGCCAAGCATGATAAAACCCTTTAGCAGCCATTTGTTTTGCACGAACATTTAGATCACTAAGACTCTGACACATGGCAAGTGCATACTGTCCTTGATTCATGCTAATACCATTGACAATTTCTGGGTCTGCAGGATGATCCTCTAACACAATCAAATCTCTAGATAACAAAAAGTCTGTGTTGGCTTGTTCTAGTGAACTGTGAAATAGTTCATAGTTCCATTCAGTAGGATCATATGCATACACTATAACTTCCTTGTGACTCAGTCCACGACGGCTGAGATTTTTCAAATCAAAATAAGGATCAGTTCCTAGATGCACAGCAACAGTACCTCGGAGTCTTGCTGATCTTGCATAAGGACACGGTGGCCACCCTCCTAGTGCTGGATGAGGCTGTTCAACAAAGTTCTCAACCCAACTCAAAATGTCTGCGGTTACTTGTGTGATGTCCATCAGAAGAATGGTAATTGTGTTTTCTTGGTGGTTTCTAAATTTTCAGTGACAATTTGACTGATAATTTCTCTTTCCTGGAATCCCAACTGCATAGCCTCTTCGTAGGACAAACCACCGCGCATGTACCAACAAAGTTTTAGAGTTTCATGACGTATCTTCTTGGTTTCCTTTTCCATTCGGTCTACCAAGGCAATGATGCCGTCAGAGTCCAAGGTTACGAGTTGGTTTCGAAAAAATTTGTCATGTCCAAACTAAATTCTTGACGATAAGGTGTCTTGCAATTTTCGCAAGTGATGTCCAGAGGTTTGATTTCTGTAGATTCACGCAGTGCAATTGCTTGATCTCTAATTTTGTTAAACACTGCTTTTTCACAGTTTCTCAAGAACTCATTGATAAATGCCTGATCATTTACAGCGCCATCTGGACTTGAGATACTGGCAATACTGCCAGCAATGGCTCGAATGGTTAAATCTGTGATTTTTCTAAAACTGTCGCCCAGCATGGCCAGGCGCTCATCACTGGGCATGGTATCAATTTGGCTCACTGTGCTGATTAGTTTTTGATCTTCAAACTGTGCTTTGTTGTTTTCGTTCACTTGCTTGTATGTTAAGGGAGCAAACTGTATAGATAAATCACCAATTACCAGCGGTGACGAGTAGTCTGGAATACCAAACCCGTCCATAACAATGCGAAGATCAATTTCAAATTCATGTGCATGTCCGCAGTTTGGGCAATTGCTACCAATTTCCATCATGTGTCCATAGCTTGCTAATCGAATAGCAACCAATGCAGAGTTAAGGTCAATGCTGGGCATGTTCCACGGATCAGTGATGTTGGGAACACAGCTACGAACAATATCAACCACTGCTGAACCGTTAAACAGTGCATCGGGAGTTCTAGCAGTGATTTCGTCAACTGCGGTCATTGGCAACACTGGCAGCTCTTCGTTGGGAGGATAATTTAATGAATTATTAACATAAAACTTACCTCGACTTGGAAGTCGGAGATACACAGCAGGCTGACGAAAATGTCGTCGAAGTGGATTGATTGAACTAGTCATATTTTGGTACCATAAATATAAAGTACTTAGTAACGGAAACACCATGGCTGACATAAATCAACAATCAGACGAATTAGCACAAGAGTTCGAGCGGCTGCGTCACGCGGTCCAAAACAATGGTGAAGGCCTTGACAAAGCATCAGAAAAAACAGCAAAGTTTGGAGAAGCTGCTGCCACTGGCGCAAAAATGTTGGCCAGTGGCTTTAAAGATTTTGCGCTACAAGTAGGTCAAGGCAACACTGAATTTAAATCTCTAAACGGTGCAATTGATGCAGCATCGGGTGCAGCAGCTGGACTGGCCAAAGCACTACCGTTTGTGGGCGAAGCTGTTTCGGCAGCTCTCAAAGCCACAGGTGAAGCAGCTAAATTTGTTGTAAACCAGCTGGATCAAACAAACAAGAGTTTTCAGCAGCTGAGTGAAGTAGGTGCAGTCACAGCCAAGGGCATGACTGGGGTACAAGACCAATTCATTAAATCTGGCATGAGCATGGATGGATTCAAGAAATCCATCATTGATAATTCTAATACACTGGCACGGTGGGGCACAACAGTAGGTGCCGGGGCCGACAATTTTACAAAAGCTGTTGGTGATATTACCAAATCCAAAGCAGGTGATGAACTCAGAAGACTGGGTTTTAGTGCAGATGCAATGGGAGAAGCTGCTGCAGGCTTCTTGAAACAACAGACATTGTTGGGCCGCCAAAACAAAGTAACTCAAGACAACCTAGGACAAAGCACATTAGAGTATGGCAGAGAACTAGATCAGTTGTCAAAGCTCACTGGTATGAGCCGTAAGGATGCTGAAAAACAAAGAGAAGCAGCACTACAAGAAGGAAAATTCCTAGCTAGTATACGTGATTTACAAGATATTGGTCCTGCTGGAGAAAAAGCGGCCAAAGAAATTACAGCATTCCAGGCACAAATCGCAGCAGTTGCACCGCAAACAGCCAAAGGTATTCGAGATTTAACTTCTGGAATGTCCAATACAGAAGATGCTCAGAAGTTAATTAGATCAACCGGTGGCGCCGCAGTTGGTATTATGGAGCAATTAAAGTCCGGGCAAATTGACAGTATTACCGCTCAAACAATGCTTACCCAAGCAGTTAGTGACAATGAAAAATCACAGAGACAATATGCAAAAACAGTAGGTGATGGTAATGGCGTCATGGTTGACTACAAGGAAACTGTGGCGTTGCAAGGGCTTGCTAATAAAAAAGAAGCAGCTACTCGGGCTGACCTTGCTAAAAGTGCAGAGGCCGCTGCAAAAGGTGGCGATCCATTAACTGATTCTGCTGTTCAGGCACAGAAGAACATGGAAGCAATGAATCGTGAGATTCAGATGTTGGGATTCACCCTCATGCCCAAAGCCGCCCGCGCAATTGAAACTCTTACTGGCGCCACTAGAAAATTTGTAGAATTTGTCAACAAGACTCTGGGCGTTTCTACAGAAAAAGAAGCAGGTCCAGCCAAAGGTGCAGCAGGTGGTGTTGACACTAGAGAAGCTGCAAGAACGGCTGTGAATGCATCTCCCGAAGTCAAAGCATTGGATGCCAAAGTAACAGACGCTAAAAAACAAGAAGCCAAAGCATTTGAAGATTCTACGCTGCTAGAGCGTATGGGCATAGGGCAAACAGAAGCCCAGCAACAAGCAAAAGAAAAATTAGATGCAGCAGAAAACGCATTAAGAGACAAAGAAAATCAAGTACGTCAAGCAGCTATTGCACAAGCAAAATCAAAAGAAACAAGCGAGGTTACAGGAAAAGAAGTTCAAATACAATTGGATCTGCTTAAATTCAGAGAAGCTGATAAAGCCAGCTTTGAACAATATTCAAAGAGAAAAAATGAAGTATTCAACGAAGAACTAGAAGCTCTTACTAAAGGTAAAAATTTATCTGGAAGGGATTTGCAACAAGCAAGGCGCAAAGCTCAAGCTGTATCTGAACAAAAATCAGCAATAGAATTTGCTGGCAAAATCAAAGCAGCTGGTGCTGGATCTGTCACAGTTGGTCCTGCAGCTAAAGAAACAGGTGCTGGATCTGTCACAGTTGGTCCTGCAGCTAAAGAAACAGGTGCAATTACAGAAAAAGAAGTTCAAATACAAATAGACATGCTCAAATTCCGCGAAGCGGACAAAGAGAGTTTTGAAAAATATTCAAAGAGAAAAAACGATGTATTCAATGAAGAATTAGAAATTCTTACTAAAGGCAAAAACTTAGACGCAAGGGAAATGCAGCAGGCAAGACGCAAAGCTCAAGCTGTGGCAGAACAAAAATCAGCAATAGAATTTGCTGGCAAAATCAAAGCAGCGGGTGCTGGATCTGTCACAGTTGGAGCGTCTGCGGGCGGCGGAACAGGTGGTGGAACACCTGCAGGCAGCGGTGCACCAGTGTCACCAACTGGTGGGGAAGCCACAGCACCTGCCACAGCACCTGCCACTAAAGGTGTACCAGCACCTGCCACAGCACCTGCCACAGCACCTGCCACAGCACCTGCCACAGCACCTGCCACTAAAGGTGTACCAGCACCTGCCGACCGCCAAGCCATGAAGGCAGGTGCCCCAGCACCTGCCACAGCACCAAGCGATCAAAGTGGGGCATTGGCCAATGCAATCAACATTGATGATATTTTAAAATTTGGTGGAGCCACTGGTAGCAAAAGTAATTTTGACGATCTTGATTCTGGATTTAAACAAACAGTTATTGCCGCTGCAACTGATTATAATGCATTAACTGGCAAAAAAATTCAAATTAATAGTGCTAAACGTGATCCAGATGATCAAAAACGTTTGTATGATGAATGGATAGCCAACAACAAACAAGGAAAGCCAGTAGGAGCTCCGGGCAAAAGTCGTCATGAACGCGGAGCAGCAGTAGATATCCAAAACTACAACGATCCACTGGCAGTGTCGGCATTTAATAAACAAGGTTTAACTCAAGCAGTTAAAAACGATCCAGTACATTTTCAGGCCGGTCCTAGTGCAGAGTATGGTGGAGTTTTATCTGGTCCAAAATCTGGATTCCAAGCCACATTGCACGGAACAGAAGCAGTTATTCCACTTGCTGGAGGCCGCAGTGTTCCGTTAGAAATACCTGGATTAATGGACTCTCAGCAAAAGAGCAATGAGTTGTTGATGCAATTGATTGCCAGTATAGACGAATTGGTTAGTGTCAGCCGTACAGGCAACAAAACCAGCAAAGACATCTTGCGCCAGTCGAGAGCTTGACGGTAAATAGACCATGAGCTGGAAAAATACAAAATGACGTGGCGTAAGTACTTCAAAGTTGCTGACCTTAGCGGTCAAATGAGCCCCATCAACGGTGGGCGTGAGCAAGGCTTGCCTGGCTATGGTAAAAACGATGGCCGCACTGTAAACCCGGCCGAAACAGATTTTAACTTCCGTAACTATGCCAGCCGATTGCCAGAAGTGTATTCAGGACATCCAAACCGTATTGAACGTTATAATCAATATGAAAACATGGATGCTGACAGTGAAATTAACGCATGCCTAGATATTATTTCTGAATTTTCAACCCAGCTAAACGAACAAAATGACACACCATTTGAAATAGGCTATGTTGATGACCCAACTGACCACGAAGTTGAGATTATCAAAAAACAACTGCAACAATGGACCAAGCTTAACAAATTAGACCAGCGTATCTTTAAACTGTTCCGTAATACCATCAAGTATGGTGACCAAGTGTTTGTAAGAGACCCAGAAACATTTGAAATGATGTGGGTTGACATGAGCAAGGTTGCTAGAGTTATCGTGAATGAAAGCGAAGGGAAAAAACCTGAGCAATATATCATTCGTGACATTAATCCTAACTTTCAAAATTTAACAGTTGCAGCAAAGACCACTACAGACTTTATGGTTAATCCGCCTACTGGTGGTTACATGGCCGCAGGCGGCGGCGGTTCTACAGCACCAAATTCTACTGCTGGCAATCAAAGTCGTTTTACTCGAGCAGTAAATGAAACTTGTATTGATGCCAAACATGTGGTTCACATGAGCCTAAACGAAGGACTAGATACATTTTGGCCTTTTGGTAAAAGCATTTTAGAAAATATTTTCAAAGTATTCAAACAAAAAGAACTGCTGGAAGATGCTATTTTGATCTATCGTGTACAACGTGCTCCAGAGCGCAGAGTGTTCAAGATTGATGTGGGCAATATGCCCACACACATGGCCATGGCTTTTGTAGAACGTGTTAAAAATGAAATGTGGCAGCGCCGTATTCCCACGTACAATGGCAGTGGCCAAAGTGTAATGGATTCTAGCTACAATCCGCTATCAACAGGTGAAGACTTCTTTTTCCCTGTAGGAGCCGACGGTCGTGGATCTAGTGTAGACACACTGCCAGGTGGATCAAATCTAGGTGAAATTGACGATTTAAAGTATTTTAACAACAAAATGGCACGTGGTTTGCGTGTACCTTCAAGCTATTTGCCCACAGGTCCAGACGATTCAAGTGCTGCTATGAACGACGGTAGAGTAGGCACAGCACTAATTCAGGAATACAGATTCAATCAATATTGCGAACGACTGCAAGCATTGATCTGCCAGAAACTTGACGACGAATTCAAGATGTTCTTGCGTTGGAGAGGGTTCAACATTGATGCAGGATTGTTTAATATCAAGTTCAATGCACCACAAAACTTTGCTAGCTATCGTCAAAGTGAACTGGACAACACACGTATTACTGCATTCCAACAAATGGAACAGTTGCCCTACATGAGTAAACGTTTTATGTTGGAGCGTTTCTTAGGTCTCACCGAAGACGAAATTGTACGCAACGAAAAAATGTGGAGAGAAGAGCGAGACACTCCAGATCTACAAACCACACAAGGCCAAGACTTACGATCTATTGGTATTACCCCAGCTGGTATGGAAGGTGATATTGAAACTGGAGAAGCCATGTCAGACCTTGCAGCACCAGGCGAAATGCCTGCTGATGCTAGTGGAGCACCCACAATGCCAGGAGCCCCTGGTGCCGGCGCCCCGCCACCTCCTCCATCTGTATAAATAACGTTATGATTCTCAACGAGCTTTACGATCGATCACCTTCTGCTTATCAAGATGTTGCACAAGACAACAGCCAGCCTACCATTGGTGATCTTCGTAAAACAAAACTCACACTCAAACAGCTTAACAAATTGCGTAAGATGAATGATGTAAGAACATTTGAATATAATGACAAGTTAAAATTAATCAAACTTCAATATTCACCGCCTCCAGCCCCTATGGCTTAATTTTTCATTGGTTTTGATAAAAAACACCAATAAACCCCCCATTTTAGTAATTGATCGTAAATATAGGTATAGATTCGCCAACGGGGCTGAACATTTAACCTATAGGAGTTACTCATGAGTAAAAGTCAATTCGAACAACTAATCGAATATGTCATTAATGACGAAGAAGCAAAAGCACGTGAATTATTTCACGAAATTGTAGTTGAAAAAAGCCGCAATATTTACGAAAGCATCATGGAAGAAGCTGATGAGGAAGAAGCTGATGATGCCGATACCCAAGAGGTGGAAGAAGGTATGGACCAGCCACTTGGTGGCGATCAAAGCGACAGCCTAATTGACGGTATTGAAGCTGATGAACAAATGGAAGACGACGACGAATTTGGTGATGAAGAGCCATTAGACGGCGACGACATGGGCGGCATGGATGACATGGGCGGCAATGACGGCGAAGCAGCTACCAAAAGCGACATCATGGACTTGGAAATGAAACTAGATGATTTCATGGACCAACTCATGAGCGAGTTTGAAACTGAACTCGGTGGTGGCGAATTTGATGACACACCCGACATGACTGGTCAAGAAGTTGATGATGACGAATTGGAAACCGAAGGCATGATGGAAGCTGTGACTCTTAAAGCAGCCCCAAAGCCAGTAACCAGTGAGCCAGCTGGCACAAACACACGTAGTATCAACGACAACAACTCTGGCTCTAAAGGTCCAATTGGTGGTGCAGTTAAACCTGTACACATGACTGGTACCGAAGCACAAGGTCGTGCAGCACCTGGTACTAAAGAACTAATTGGTAAAGTTGGCAACAGCCCAGCTGGTACAACCCAACAACCAAAGCCTGCTACCAAGCCACACTTGGCACAAGCTACTGGTGTTAACACCAAGAGTCCAAATCTTGGCCGTAAGGGCTAATCTGCAATGAAACGTTATCTACAGGAACATCTGAATTACTCACAGGCCAAGATGCAAGTCTTGGCCGAAGATGCCCCTGACGGTAGTGGTAAAAACCTGTACATGGTAGGTATTTGCATTGAGGGCGGAGTCCGCAATGCAAATGACAGAATATATCCTGTGCATGAAATTTCCAAAGCAGTACAAACAATTAACGAGCAATTAACTGATGGTAACAGTGTTTTGGGTGAAGTAGATCACCCAGAAGATTTAAAAATCAATCTGGATCGAGTTTGTCACAGTGTAGAAAAAATGTGGATGGACGGTCCTGCAGGATATGGTAAGTTAAGAATATTACCCACACCAATGGGTAACCTGATCAAAACTATGTTAGATTCAGGAGTAAGATTAGGCGTTAGTAGTCGCGGAAGCGGCAACGTTAATGACGCAAACGGACATGTCAGTGACTTTGAAATCGTCACTGTCGATGTTGTTGCCCAACCCAGCGCACCCCACGCATATCCCAAAGCAATTTATGAAGGTTTCATGAACATGAAGTACGGTCATAAAGCTATGGAAATTGCCAAGGATGTTGGTAAGGATAACAAGGTACAGAGATACTTGAAAGAGGAAGTAAAGCGCCTTATTCAAGATCTCAAACTATAAGGAGTAAAGCATGCTAGATGCTATTAAACCATTGCTAGACAGCGGCCTTATCAATGAAGATGTTAGTCGAGAACTCAACGAAGCTTGGGATCAAAAACTAACTGAAGCAAAAGAAATGGTCCGAGCAGAACTCCGAGAGGAATTTGCTCAACGTTATGAACACGACAAAGCAGTGATGGTAGAAGCCTTAGATCGTATGGTAACAGAAGGTCTTGCCGCCGAAGTTCAACAAGTACAAGCTGAAAAGCGTGCTCTTGCTGAAGATCGTGTCAAGTTCACTACTAAAATGAATGAATCAGCCACAAAGTTTAACAACTTTTTGATTACTAAATTAGCAGAAGAACTTGGCGAATTGCG